TCCTTATGTTAATTGTGAGCCAGAAATTACAAACTCATTAGAAGCAGTACAAACAATTGTAGCCATTCCTTTCGATGCTATTGTTCTGGTATTTCCAGCGTCACCATCTGCAGAATTAATTAATGTAACAGCAGAAGAAAGAACAGTCATATCACCAGAACTGGCAGCATTAAAGATTGTAATCATATCACCAGCGGTGAATACATCTGCAGGGACAGTAGCATTTCCCCCTGTTCTCCTTAATAGAGCGCCAGCATTTGCTGCAGTTAATGTAAAATCACTTGATTTACCTGCGACATTTAGTCTTCTCAGTGGACCTACTGAGTCACTGACTGTGCCAGTTACTGTGACACCAGCAGAAGTAGTTTCAAATTTCTTGGAATTGTCGTGGTAAAGTTCTACTGCGCCGTCTGCCTCGGCATGAATTATATTTTCATTATTGGCAGCATTATTAACTCTAAATCCCGAAGTAAGTACAAGAAGACGACCTGTCCCCGAATCTTTAATGTATGAATTACTTCCATCATGATAAATCTCTAGGTCATCACCAGCACCAATCAATAATTTTTGATTATCGCCAACAAGACTCAGATTACCAGCAGAAGTTATACGAACTCTTTCTACGCTATTTGCTCCAATACGAAATGAATTATCGGCATGACCATATTGAATTGAACCTGCGTATTCTCCTGTACCCGATGTAGCATCAGATAGATATATGGTCGAATAATTTGATGTGCCAGCTCTGATTGTCAATCCACAATCACCAGAGTCCTCAAGAGTGAGATTATCAGCAGCAGGAGCTCCTTCAACCGTCGCACTTACCAATAACCGACCACTGGAATCTATACGAAGTCTTTCTGTTCCAGCCGTTGTATCAACGGCAGAAGCAGTCATGAACCTTAAAGTGGTTGCCGCATTGTAACTACTTGATCCTCCACCAAAAGTGAGTTGATTAGAAGAACCTTCATTTTCTGCAATATATACAGCAACTTTTTCTTCATTAGTGTTATGAGAAAGAGTTGAAAGAATAGCAAGTTTATTCTCTCCACCACCTGCTCTAAGTCCTGTATGTATGAGATGTCCACTTGAATCTATACGAAGTCTTTCTGTTCCTGAAGATGCTCCGTCGGCTGTGGTGGAAAATATCAGTCTTCCCGGCATATCATTACTGCCAGGTGTGCCGTCTACTTGACATCTAATTTGTGCTGCCTCAGATGCTATGTCAGTTCCATCCGCTCCAGTAAAATTGATAAATCCAAGATCATCACCATCTTGAACGATGGTTTCATCACCAGCAGAACTTCCTCTGGTACGAGCGATATTGATTGCTGATGCTTGAGTTGCACCCGTCGCATTACGTACAAGAATTAAATTGTTCCCAGCATTACCTTCAACTTGAACGCCACTGCCAAGTTCACTACGAGCACTCGTTGCTCCAACTAAAAAGTTTTGACTGGAATCAATACGAAGAACCTCTGTGCCACCAGTCTCTACTGTAAATGTATCAGCAGCAGGGAATCTGATGGCAGTATTAGTGTCACCAGAATGAATAATTTTGTCTACAATGGTTAGGTCACTAGCAAAAAACGCAGCGCCTGCTTGATCGATTGACGCATAAAGATTGCTACTACCATCAAAAGCAGCAAAAGCATAGTCAGTGCCATTTACGTTAGTACTTAATGCGCCATTTACTGTGAAACGAGAGCTCGTGACGAAACTAGTGAAAGTTGCTTCAGAACCACCAACTGTTCCACCAGTTATATTACCAGCAAATGATGTGGCAGTTAGTGCTCCAGATGAGGAATTAAAGGTTAAATTAGATCCACTCTTAGGTGGTAAATTACCTGTCGCAGCAGTAGCAAATAATGGGAAACAAGTTGTATCACTGGATTCATCAGCAACAGTAACCTGACTTGCTGCTCCAGTTACATTACCAGTGAAACTGCCATCGAATGAAACTGCTGTAACAACACCAGTATGACCAGCATATATTCCGCTTCCAGCAACAACAACCAATCCAGTTGCGGTGGCAATACCAACAAGACCTACATCACCAGTAGAATCTATGCGAAGTCTCTCAACACCAGAAGTCTCTACTGTGAATGTATCATTCGAGGGGAATCTAATGGCAGTATTGGTGTCACTAGTGTGAACGATTTTATCAGCAATTGACAAATCTGCTGCCAACGTGCTTACACCGGCATTGACAACTAAACCATTTGCTGTGACTTCTATACCAGTTCTGGCAGTTACAATACCAATAGAATCAATATTAGTTACATCTTCGTATGTTAAAACACCACCAATTGTTGCAGCACCACTGACATTAATATCTACAGCAGACAGTAAATCTACACTTATGTTAGGTGTGCCACCAAGATTGAACGCAGTATTGGCAAATCCAACAGTGGTTCCTGTTCCAAGAGTTGAAATTCCAGTAACAACTAAGTTAGTTACTGTTGTGCCACCAGTTACACCAAGGGATCCACCTAATGTTGTATTTCCAGATACATCAAAATTACCAGTAATATCTCCAGAGACAGCAGCAGCATTAAATGCCTTATATGCAACAGCTTCTACAGTGCTTCCTGCACCAACGCCACCCTGAAGCACATCAAATGTTGATCCATCAGTTGCCGTAAATTCATCAGCAACTCTTTTCTTTACGCCATCAACATAGACATCAAGATATCCAGTTAGATATCCAGATGCAAAAGTGAATGCTGTTGTTACACCAGATGCAGTAAAAAATTGCCTAGCAACTGTAACTGCAGAATCATTTGGATTTCTGCCGATATATCCTGTCTTATCTGCCATCAGTTAACTCCTGTAAGAAGGCTGAGATTTACGTCGATTGCATTATTTGAATCACAATATACTCTTACCTCATCTGTTCCCTCAAGAAGAGTCTTACCAACATCAGTAATAACAAAAGAACTTCCTGCGGGAACAGGTATCTTACTTGCTATCGCAGCAGATGCACCAGCACTTGAGTCTCTTACCTCAACGGTTAGATTAACAGAACTATCTGTGTTATTTGCAAAAGTTCCGCCAATCAAAATTGTTTTTGTTGCTGCAGCAGATGTAAATGATGTTGTTGGACCAAGGAACTTAACTACTTGATTAGTGTTTGCTGCAGTATTAGTTGAGTCTCGATCAACAGTGACAGAACTTACACCAATAATCGTTACTTTAGATCCAGCAATATAATTAGCATTTACAACCAAATCACTGACGCCAATACCAGTGGTTGAAATACCAGTAATTAAGTTAGTGGTAATACCGATTAAACCGCCAGTGGCTGTAGTAACAATACCCGCCGCTCTTGTTAATGAATTTGAAAAAGCTTCTGCCATTTTTCTTAATGTGTTAAGTGTATTTATTAATTAACCGCCAAGAGCGATTGCGAGTCCAAGAGAAACACCGGTTGTTACGGTGACTGTTGCGATACCTGCAGTGGCATCGAAATCAACAGTATTATTTGAGCTTGATGATTTAAAATCAACCATCGTGACACCAGTGCCAATAAAAGTGCCTTCAGATCGAACACCAATTTGACCTCCACCAACAAATGATGCAGCAGTAACTACACCCACTACATTTACATCAGTGCTATCAAGACGAGTAATCGTGCTGACGCCTGTTGCATTAAGGTTTTTGCCTAGAGTAAGAGTAGATCCATCAAATGTGAAATTAGCATCATCTTCAAGTTCACCTGAAGCACCAGCAATAACAACACGGTTATCAGTAAGGTCACTAACAGCAGCAGAGTTAGCAACTAACCCACCAGCAATGTTCGCACCACCATTTGCATCAATGGCACCAGTAATTGTGGTTAAACCAGTTAATGTAGTATTACCATCAACAACAAAATCAGTAGTTACACCGACTCGATGACTGAAAGTCGTGATACCAGAGAACGTTGATAGACCAGCAACAATTAAGTTACTAGAAAGTGTAGCAGCACCAGTGACACCCAGTGTGGCACCAACTGTGGCACTACTTGATAGTGTTGTTGCTCCTGTGACTGTTGCCAGTCCTGCAACAATCGCATTGCTTGATAATGTTGCTGCTCCTGTAATGGTTGTAAAACCAGTAAGAGTAGTGTTACTTGATACTGTAAGGTCTTTGGTGACAGTTGCAATACCTGCAACAATCAAGTTATCTTCAATATCAACACTGTCATTAAAGTCTACTCTACCACTAAAAGTAGAAAGACCACTGTTTGAAACATTTAATGCTTCAGTAACAGTTAGGTTTTGAATGGTTGCATCATCAAGATTAATATCGTCAAGATCGATATCACCAGTGACACGCATGTCACCATAAACATATAATGCCGTTTGTCCAGTGGAGACTGGAGAACGAACATCTAATCTAAACTGCGGACTTGCGGTATTAATACCAACAAATTGATCACCGGTTCCCAATACTGTTAATACAGTTCCACCGAGACCAACATTCAGTTCATTAAGGATGGTGGTCATGCCTGAGACATGAACATCCGTAGCACCAATCCCTCCCAATACGTGGAGTTCAAAGCTAGGAACGGAGGTGCCGATGCCAACCTTATTATTCGTGGCATCTGCCCGAATAAGTTTAGTGTTGACTTCTAAACCATTTTTGACAACAAAATTCTTATTTACTGCCATTCGGGATCACTCTCCCCCGTTAAACTATTTTTATTATTTAGTCAAGTAACAAGTCTAACTATAACTTTCGCAGCATCAGTGCTGCCACCCTGTTGAGTTGAGACTACAGTGACTGATCCATCATGATACCCTGATCCTCCACCACCTCCACCAGATCCACCGGCATTTCCTCCAGTAGCACCGTTTCCACCATTTCCACCATCGCCAGTTGTGCGATCACCGCCAGTTTCCATTATATTGTATCCTGCTTTAAATCCTCTTTCAATCTCACCAGTGTTTGTAACTTCAGTGCCATCAGACAATCTAAATTTTACCGTTCCAACATCCTGGCATGACGTAAATCCCTCATCTCTATAGTAAATTCCCTTTGTGCATTTAACACTTCTACCACCACGAGTATCACCTTCAGAGTATCTTGAGTCTTCGGCATATAATGGTTGCCCTGCACCAAACTCAAATTGTGTTCCAAAAATACCACTATCTGTTAAATCTCCTGCATCTATACCATTACCACCATTACCAGCATCAACTCCAGATCCATTTTCTCCTCTAATATTCACACCACCACCATCTCCACCTTCACCAAGTTGTCCACCATCACCACCTTCACCTACACATGCAATTAAATTTGATTTTCTATAGAGAAAAGGTGCATTGACTGTATCATATAAACCAGTAATAATATATTCTACATTTTTATCCATAGTAAATTGTATTTTTGAATATCCACCCTCACCTGCACTTGTATTTCCTCCAGGAAATTGTCCATTTACATTGGTCCCCTCATTAAAGGTAAGTCCACTTCCTCCAAACATTTCAACTTCAAGAGATAAATTCTGCTCCGGTGAATAAATGCATATTTGATTATTAGGATAGGTTGCATCAGTAAAGGTTATATCACCATCTTCATTAGGATCTAAATTATGTTGAGATAAATCTGCAATACTTGAATTGACTATTTGTTCAATCTTAATTATTGGTCTTGATGGTAAAACTGTTATATCTTTTGTGTTAGATGTAACTGGAGTATTAAAGGCATTTGGGTTAGATACAACAACTTTAGTTGTAAGAAAAGTTGTTGCTTCAATTGAATTAGCAGTAAGAGTTACTACATTATTGGTTGATCCAGATACAGTTAAATTTGCATCTCCAAAATCAGCAGTGCCATCAGTTAAATCAGTGCCATTGATTGACCACTGATAACCAAATCCGTCCGTTGAGTTATTACTTAAAGCAGCATTAACACCAATAGTAACTGCTGTTCCTACCGCAAAAGTTACATCCTCTGGTTGAGTTACAATTGATAATTCTGGTGTCACTGTTAAAACAGCAGATGCAGATCTTACAGGTTCATTAATTGCATTACCAGTTGATCTAGCACTACCTACAGTTACAGCAACACCAGGTAAACCATATGCACTGGGAATATAATCTGCCTCACAAAAAACAGTTCTTCCAACAGTGTTATTAGCAATCTGTAAGGTTGTAGTCCCCGTGCCAGTAAAAACACTATTATCAAAAACTTGAGCATCATCTACATACCATCTAAATGTAATAATTCCAGTATTTGTAGCAAATTGTGCTGGAATATTTACATCATAAGTTGCTGTCCCAATAGCAAAGAAAGTTGCTCCTGTTCCTGTATTTACAGTAAGGTTTTGTGGATCCGTGGTGAACCCAAGTTTGGGTCCACCTAAATCAAGAGTCGTTTGCTTGTTAAACATTCAACCCACCTCAATTAGAGAAGTTTTGACCGACGACGACTGCATAAAGTCCTGCGGTTGCTATATTTTCACCATCAAATGTGCGGTATGCAAAGATGTCTGATCTGCTTGCCGTAGTTGTTACACCCGGTAAGACTCCTCCACCTGGCCAATACACTGGAATTGATGTTCCCGCACCCGTCTGGAAGTGATCAACGACTGCATAGTGATTTCCAGTAGAATCTTGATCGATTCTTAAGGTAAACTCAGATGATCCAGGAGGTGCATTATTTAAGATGAAGTGATTAACATCAGCACTTGCCGTGCAAATAAAGTTTTGTGCGGAGGAAAGATCAACCGTAACAACATTAGAACTTGGAGATACAATGTCTACATTTCTAGATAGAGTTTCTAATCTAGTGTGTCCAATGACATCCAAATTAGATCTAGCGTTTGTAGTTCCTACACCTACTGATCCAATACCAGATACAGTGAATATTTGACCATCAGCAGATATTCCAAGAGTATTTGAAGAACCAACTTGGAACGATTGTAGGACAAACGTTGAACCAATACCAATAGAGGACGCACGAATAACACCAGAAGTTAAGTTCTCCAAATGATATTGACCAAGGGCAGTCGTTCCGCCACTGATGAATACATCTTTAGAAGTAACAAATCCAACAAAACTTGCTTCGCCATTGACCAACATGGAAGTAGATCCCATGCCCACGTATCCAACTTCAAGATAATGTCTTGGAACTGTAGTACCAAAACCAACATTTACAAGGTCTAATGGATAGATGCCAGTGCCAATTCCCTGTCCAACCTGCTTAAACAGTGTGTCAGTTTCAAGGTTAGTTAACCCACGTCCATCTCCAGTAAATGCTGCAGCAACAATTGATCCACTGAATGTTGACTCACCGATAACACGAAGCGCAAATTCATTTGCCGTAGAACCGATACCAACTCCACCAGTACCGTCAACAGAGAATTGTGTGCTACCAGATCCAACAAGAAGTGTGCTATCACCATTTGTTGTAGTTCCAATTCCAACACCATCAAACATCATGGTATTAGAGTTTTTATTAAGACTTACTGCACCAAATCTCTTCCAGTCATTTTGAACAGAGTAAACCCAACCAACGTAAGAACCTTCATCTGGGTTAGCATCAAAGATTACATCACCAGGGTTTCCTGCTTGCGTGGGAGTAGCAATTCCAACGCTATACTTTCTAGAAACCGTAGCATCACCTTGAATAAAGAGGTTGTTAGTTTCAGAGTCTGCATTAACCGTGAATTTGTTATTAACGATCAGTGGTCCGTTAAACTCTGATGCTGACTTATTATCATCACCACCTTCAACGCGAATCGAACGTCTAAACAGTCCCTCCGTAGCAGCAGTAATATTAAGTGACGGTGCCTTACTAATGTCCTCACCAGTAACAGTTTGAACAGGAGTATCAAAGATTTCTTCTTTACCCGTAATTGTGCTTAATTTTTTATTACCAGCAAAAGAGATACCTCTATCATTCATTCCAGTGTAGAAGTTAATACCACCATCTCTCTTCGTAGACTGTGATAATAATTCTTCAGATGCACTAATTGCTCTATCTTGCTTATCAGGGAACGCAGTAGAGTAGTTACCAGGACCAAATCCAACATACTCAAATGTATGTCCAGAAGCACGAATGATAGAGTGTCTACGAAGTTCTGTAGGAGATACTTCAACTTTTCTAACGATCGTATCATCTATATGGGTCTTTCTATTAGTTCCAAGAGCACCCCTAAAGACAGTAAGTGAGTTATCAGAAGGAGCAACAGTTGTCTTAACTCTGACTAATTCATCATCAATTTCCAGGTAGTCACCAATGTTGATATCAAGATTACCAAGATTAGTGATTGAAACTGTCTCAGATGTTGCATCATTAATTGCAGCACTTAACGTTGTAGTAATTCCTGCATATGGAGCAATCATTCTTCCAGAAAGATTTTCATTATCAACAGTAACATTACCATCGTTAGATGTAACACCCTCATTGAAAGCAAATAACGTTCCATTCACACCAGGTGCTACAGTTCCAACACCAAGTCTTACAGAGAAAGTTGTTAGACCAACATTTTCAGTAACAACAAAATCACCAACATAAGTGCTATTTGTGGCACCAGAAAGTCTTACTTTTTGATCAACACTAAATCCATGATTGACTTCAGTTTTAACAGTAGCAATTCCACTAATATTATCATAATTAATTGTGGAGACACCAACTGCCTCGCCAGTAAGGTAGAAATAAGATTTACCTGCGTTAGCAGCACCAATACCTGTTGTTGTAAATCCAGATATTGCGGATGGAGACTCAAACGTAAACGAACTTGCTGCTCCTACTTCAACATCAGTAATTCTAAAGACATCATTGTAAGCAGCATAAGATGCAGATGCAACACCACTCATTCTAATTGTGTCACCAACATTATTATAGATGTTAGTTACATTAACCACCGCTTGAATATGTCCTGTTGTGGTTCCGACACCAACAACGGCAAGAGTATTACCGATACCATATGCACTACCACCGTTCATAATCTTAACGGCACTTATCTCACCGTTAGCATTAAAGGTGATTTTACCTGTAGCGTGCTTACCCGTTACAGATGCACCAATAGAAACTAATCTGGCGTTATAAAGACTTCCAGCAGCACCTGAACCATATCCAAAACCACCACTTGAAATACCAACTGTAGTTACTCTATTGAGACCATGATCAATATTAGTGGTAACAGTATGAGAAGTTCCAACAATAGTTGATACAATATTTGTTACTCCAATACCAATACCAATATCACGCACATACTTAGTGATGTTTTCTTTAGTTGCACTATTTTGTGGTTCATCAATTACAACTTCACCAATTAGACTTGGAATAGCAAATGAAGTTGACTCTGGAGGATCAGATATAGGTGTGTCTCTATTAGTTTGTGGGAAGAGAGCAGTAACTGGTTGAGAGAACTTATTGTTTGTAAAAGGAGAAACTGATGGACTGTTAGTAGCATTTAGCAGAGTGATGTAATAGATACCATCTTGCTCACCTGCCTTATACTGCTGTTGCTCAAAGTTTCTATAAACATACATCGTGTCTTTGAGTCTCTTTCTCTTAAAGTAAGGAAGAGAAGTGTTTCTAGTCGATGTATCGTTTGTAAATGTGCCAGGATTAGTGGTAAGACCAACTCTAAAGGTGGTTGAACTGGTTATACCAGCAACTCTATAATCACGGTTAAATGATGTTCCAGCAGTTCCTGCTGTATTCAATGAACCAGTTATGTTTAAAAGTTCAACTTGATCGTCCTGCTGTAACTGGTGAGGAAGTTCGGTAGTAACATGAACCTCACTACCATCCCACCTAACATCTCGAATAAATCTAAAGTTCCTTTGTTGGTTTACATTACTAATTGAACCACTTCCAAAGTAAGTTTGAATTTCAGTAGTGTTAATGCCAATAGAAGAGTTAGACTCTTGAATAATAAATCCTTCTGTAGGTGGTCTTGCTACGGTTCCACCAGCAGAGGCAGGAATAACATATCTTGCTCTGTAAAGAGTGTCATTAGAGTTTCTATTATCACTTTTTCTATTAATAAATGTTCTAGCAGATGCAGAACCAAGACCGGTTATTCCTAGACCAACGATTGTAGAGAAGATACTGTTTTCTGTAGCAGCTGTTGAAACATTTACATACCAGTGATCATTATTAACGTCATACTGAACTGGGTGACCAATATCTCCAGAATTTTTATCAGATGCTCTACTAATTACATTTAACACACCACCTTTTTCATTAATAGCAATTGCATTACCATTAATTGCATCATTTAGTGTTTTTGCCAGTTTAATATTAACATTCGTTGTAATGCCACCAGATGTATTAGAATCGGTGATCGCAAAATATACAGTATTAGGATCAAGTCCATCAGGGAGATGAGCATTTTCGCTAATAACTCTAACTGACTCACCATTAATTAGTTCATGGGTAGATCTTAAAGTAATTTGACGATCAGATCCACCTTGACTATAAGATCCAATGCTATTAATTCCCGTTGGACCTTGTTTAATGGAGTATTTCTTTTGGGATGATAACTGTGATCCATCCATCACAATTCTTGCTGAATACTCTGTAACAGAACCAGCAGATGAAACGAGAACTTTTAAAGTGTCATTCTCTCTTGCACCAAATCTAAATCCATCAATGACATTTTCAGGTGGAGTGTCTTGATTTTTTTGATTAAAGAGATAAAGATTACCAGTTGAACCAACACCAGCAACTCTATCTGTTTTTGCAATATCGATTGCTCCAAACTCAATAGATGTTTCCGTTAATGGAATTTCTTTTGGTGGAATGATATGAGTGATGTACCCAACATCATCTTGTGAGAAAGCATCATTTCTAAATCCTTCTGATGCAAGTGATACTGCACCGAAGTTGGAGTTAGAGTTGGTAAGTGAAATATCACCACCATTGTCAGTCACAAAATGTTCTGCATATCCAATCGCAAAGATTGAAACTGCCTGAATGAATGAATTATTTGTTACCTTAATATGAAAGTTTTTATAATCTGGTTTATATCGTGCTCTTGAATTACTAGGAAGATTATCAACAGAGGTATAGTCATCATATGCACCAGTTGGAATCGTATCAGTGTTATATCTGACAAATGCCTTTTCATCTTTTTGCAGACCAATTCCAGTGAATTGTGCAACAACCATTGATTTAAATCCGGTTGCTCTAGCACCATCTGCGAGCATTCCAGACATTCCATAAACAGAACGAAGTGAAATATTGAAGATATACGGTGATGCAGACGTTACAGTATCTGAAACAAGAGCAAGAGATGATCCAGACACTGATGGGAGAGCATCCGTTGGTGCATTTTGAACTGTATATTTAATTTGAGTTGAATTTACCTTTTCAGTAACAACAAAATCACCATTATAATCAGAGTTTACGTTCTCAATTCTAAATGGCGTATCAACATCAAGTCCAGTAACTGTTGAGCTTGTTGTGACGGTGACAACTGTGGTTGAAGTTGCACCATCACCTGCTCTAATACTACTGATACCAACAGAATCTCCAGTTGAACCAACGATACGATATTCATCAATCTTAGGTTGGATATCAATACTCGAAGATGGATAGTCTGGTTCAATAGCACGACCAGAGGATTGACCATATGCTATGCCTACTTTTTCATAATACATTTGAAGGTCTGATCGACCTCCATCAAAATTAGTGATGAACTCATCATTGATTTTTACGTTGTTGAGACCATCAGCATATTCAAAACATCTCAGTTTGTGGTGAGAGAAGTTAGGAACGAATAAGTTTGAGTTGTAGTCTTTATAGACCTGTCCGTTAGGATCTCCATCAAAGAATGAAAACTGCCAGAAGTAACAAGCACCAGTTACTCTAAAAACAGAAGATGCCTCAATATTTGCGTTTTCTGGGTCTGGAATATACTTTGGTCTAATTTTTGTTTTACGAAGATCAAGACCTACAAGTGATGTCCCTCTAGGAACAATAACTCCACCATGAACACTATTGAGTTTATGGAGTTGGTTGTCTGATGACGCTAAGTCGAAATTTGAAGATAAGTCAAATTGAGAAAGATTATCTGTAGTCGATCCGTTTCTTAATCTATAATTATTTGAACCATCTGGAATATATCCTGGTCTATTATCTACAACATGGTCACCTGGATATAATAAGACTGTGGTCTTACCAAATCTATCATTGTCAAGACCTCTTTGATATGAAAATCTAGATGCTTCAATCAAAGCACGTTGAATCGTTTTGAAGGGACGAGTCAGTGAATTGCCCTTATTTTCTATGCTGTCTGTGGCGTCTAAACTATTCGGGTCAACGTAAAGAATAGTACCACGAGTAGATTTCAGAAAATTATCTAATCTGGAAAGACCCATCTTATTACACTATAGTTCTGTTATGGATTATTTATCATAAGAAAAAAGGGCAACCCAAAACGGGTTACCCTTTTCGCACTTCCTTCACACCTTTATATATTAGTCTTCTTTTAATTCGTTGTCAAGTATATATTCAACTGTATTCGCAACATCATTCATTGCATCACGCAATTCTTTTTGAGTTCCAGTATGCTGAGACATAAGTCCAGTTTCAGTAAGAGACCATCGCCACTGATTCATTTTTTCGTTACGCCACAAATTAATAATCATTCTTTAATCTACAGGTAAAAGTTCTGGATTTTCCAATTCTAACTCAAAACACATGGGATGACATTCTTCTGCCATCAAATACATTGAAGATTGATACATCTTCTCAGCATTCCATCGTGGACCTGAGTTAGCTAGTTGTATAACACTTGGATTTGCTCTAGCAAGTTCTGGGAGTTCATCAAAGGTAAATGGTATATTTTGAATACAATACAACATTACCAAGTGATCTCCCTCATGATCATACCAAGCATATTTCGTGTCTATGCGGTATTTCATGGGTTTAAATTTACCCTCAAAATATTTAGGGAAATGCGAGTAGGGAGACTTGAACTCCCACGAGCATAATGCCCAACAGATTTTAAGTCTGGTGCGTCTACCGATTCCGCCATACTCGCAATAAATCAGGTAATTAAGTTACCATTCATATCATGAGTTACTGGGTGAAGACTACAATATTCATTAAAAGTGATTTTCATCTCTTTATCAGTCAATCCTGCGTTTCGTGCTGCTTTTGGGATATTCCACTTTGCCACGAATAACATTTCCATAGACTGTCGGGTTTCTGGTCTCATAATTGTTGCAAATTAAAATTTCTTTGTAAAACCCCTCAGGGTAAATTTTTGCCGGAATTTTTTCTCCGCTTTTATAGGAATTAAAGGTCATTTTTCCTCACAGAGGACTAGCATACGCAAGTGTGTCTTCATCAAGCACTGCACGGCACAATTCCAACACACTCATGAACTGGTCTACGGTTTCACAATCAAGAACCTTCTCGTCACCCTGCTCAGAGTACAGGTAGAACTTGCGCTTAACAGGGTCCACGACGCAGCGTGTGAGGTAGTCGTCTTGCATGGGGGTCGTTTGATTACCTACGTATTATAGCGCAGTCAGGACTCCTTGTCAACCCCTGGTTCTACCTCAAGACGAGGAATGTCTTTTCTTGTGGCATAAATGTGATAAAAACAATCAATGGGCATCCCACCTTTTGATTGTAGATATACTTTATTCTCATCAAATCTTTTCACGATCACATTTTGATGAGCACCAATTGGAGTCAAATTAACCGTAATCGTGGTCCAATCAACCAATCCTTCCCAATAATCTGGAAAAGAAATCTCTTCTCTATTTTTTACTCTCCCACGAATATACACACCAAACTCTGGTCCCTCTAAACATCCATGAATAAGTCTTCTATTATCCTTTGTGGGATGAGAGATATTAAATGTTTTTGAGGAAAAAGAACCAGTGCTTCCAGATACAGTTCCACTACAAGAAATATTGACGCCACCAGCAATATTCCCACCCATAGTGAGATCCTCAAGGATTTTAAAATTATCAATCTTTGCTCTTGAGTGGTATTTTGGAGGACAAATATCATTAGGATACTCATCCTCGGCAGGAAGGATAGTTTTAACAATATAAGAATCTAAAGTTGACCCGCTCCCGTATGCAGCTCTATCTGTGCAGTCCTTATCTGGTGCTGTACCAGGGATAAATTCTCCAGCTGACATTAGTTGTTCTCCTTACTAAAATTTTCAACAGTTTTACGAACTTCATCTCTAATTAAACTTTCAACATGATCATGCTCAAAATTAAATGAGTAACCCTCATTTCCACCAGGGTAATCTTCATGAGATTCTCCCTCATATTCTACAATAAGATCATCATCTAGTCTACGTGCAACAATATAATAGTCACCCTCCATCTGACCACCACCATTATTTTGAACTATAACTTGCTTACCCCAGCGAATTTCTTTTACAAACAGTTCTTGCCATCTGCCTCTTGGTGTCAAACTGATTGACATGTCTTCAGGATCAACCAAACCATACCAGAACGAAGGTAAATCAATCACTCCGTTAGAAGGAATTTTGCCCCTACAATAAACAGCAATTTCTGGTCCCTCAATACAAACATGGCGAAGTCTCCATCCTTTTTTGTTAGGATGGGGCATATCAAACGGAAGATCTTTCTTATTTGAAAGACGATGCACTCCACAGAATGCCATCACCTCACCTTGAGCCTGAACTTGAAGCATTGCTGTGACATTACCAGCAACGTCAGTATTACCCATGAGTGCTGTTGGTCCAGCAACAGCAAGAGAATATGGATTATTTAAACCATAACACATACCACCAGGAACAAGTGGTTTAAAAGGAGCATCACTATTTGATAAAGGTCCAATATTTACGGTTCCATATGGTATGGGTGGGAACATAGTGGGTGTTCCCAAGACAACTGGACCCTCCATCATCGCAGAACCATTAATCTTGGTAGCACCTTCACCTGTGGTTGGACAGATACCAGTTCCAACTTTTAACTGTCCACCAGTATTTACGTCGTCTAAATTAAATGACATTGTTAAACTGAACTACATTCTTTTTGAATTTTTTGACCACCAACTTTGGAGTCTTTAAGTGCAACTGCATCAGTCACACCTCTAATTAGGGATGAATAAATTATCATCCCAGAGTTCGCACATATTTCTGCATAACCGGGAGTTACTATTTTATAGAAATTAGATGCATTAACAAGGAATTTTTTAGATTCCATTTTAATGTTCTCGCTTGCGGTAATAGTTACATTACCTTTATTAAGACTTTCCCCCGAAGCAGTGAGTTCAATATCCTTGGCATTCATTCTAATCTTACCATTTCTGGCATTCAAAACAATGTCACCATTAACTGCCTCAACGTAGATAGTTGTTTGACTTTCTACGTTTTTCTCACCTGCCTTAATTACAGTGTCACCAGGAGAGTTCATAATAGTATGACCTTTCCTCTGCCCTGATTTTTCAAGAGTTACATGATGAAGTGCATCAGTTGTCTCAAGAAGAACACCAGAAGTTGTAGCCCCATCCTTGTGGATGTGACCAAACTTTATATTACCATGATCATTACCAATACGTTGACCAGTGTAATTAGTGTGTGCTGTGCCTCTATTATCTGCCCCTTTCGGGTCAGAGTTTGAATTTAAATGACTGGCCATATTATGTTAGGTTATCCGGGGTTCCTGGGATGTTAAGTCTAGGATCGTTACTACTTATGTCAGTACCCTGTCTGAGGATTGCGGAAGGTCTTGTGGTGACCTCACCGTCGATGCTCTCTTGTAGTGTATCATAGACCTGTATGAGTTGTCCAGGGGTTTCATAATATCCAGCGAGGCGAACACCATCTTTGTAAAATACTGCACCAAAGTATTCACGACCATCAACATATCCAGTCCTCTTGAGACCAACAAGGTCTGTGACCTGCAGGATTTGATCTGGATCAACATCAAGAGGATCTCTACGAACCCTAAACACAGGTCTAAATCTAGAATTAACACCAGTAGGCGATGATTGGAAAATGTTTGGATAATTTGTGGTAGTTACAGGTGGTATTTCTATTGGTAAGTTAGCACCAAAAGTATCTAAGTTTGGTGAGAAACATTCCTTACTTCCATCTTCTTTAATAATACAGACAGGATCATTTGGTCCATAATTAATACCTGGATTTACTGGGATAAGTCTTATAATTTCAAGAACTGCAGGGTAACCAGGTCCAGGAGGAGCAACATAACCATTTCCGGGATCTAGTGGGACGATATCACATACTTTTCCAAGTCCTTTTGTCTCAAGTGGACATGGTGGTGGAATTAAAATAGCAGAAATTCCTATAGGATTCACTGTCCATGGTCTCTCTGCTGGCGTGATAATGTTATCATCAATATCTATAATAACATTGAAAACTGTAGGATTTGTGGCAAAACCTCTTTGAAGATCAATATTGGTAAGTTCCATCTCAACTGTTCTACTACCTTCAGTGGCATTAAAATTAATTTCTTTTACACGATCACGGAATTTTGCTTCTGATATGAATACACCATCAATTTTTACACTAAGTATATCATCCGCCTCAGATCTAATTCTATATCTTCCACTAACAGGAAAATCTACGTTGGTCCACTTCATGATCCATGTGGTGCCATTAAAGTTTGCCAAATAGTCTTGTTCATCTTTAAACATGGGTGTTAAAAATGGACCCAAAGTTCCTGAACGATATGATGCTAATTTAGGTCCAGAGTAAGTTACTCCATCAATTGATTTTTTTCCTTTTTTTATTTGATTAGGAGATTCAGGAACTTTTCCTGACTCTGCACATATATCAACTGCTTTTGATTCCTTACCCGAATCGTCAATGTTAGGTCGTGGCAAAGGTACAAATCCTTGCTCATCATCATCTCTGTCAACTTGCCAATATGAAGTACCACCATCACTCACCCTATCAAATACACCTTTTGACTGTTTATAAAGTCCAGGTGCAACAAGAAGACTCTTATTATTCCTCCATCTTGTTTCCGTAATTATATCTTTTGAAAAATCTGAGAGTCCTCTAATGTCACCCGCATCATATGCTTCTTTAGCAGTTTTGTATTGAGATCCAGAGGATTGTTTTTTGCTCCAGTTTATTTTCCCAATAGAAATAGAATCTATTGCTATACCATATTTAAATGGATCATCATCATATTTGAATTCAAGTGTTGCTTTTTTTCCAATCAACTTTTTACCATCATTGGAAAACACAGCATCACCAGATTTTATTTTAAAACTAGCATTTGAATCATTACCATCACCATCAATAAAATCTATTCTTTTTTTATCACTAGAAACTTTTAGTTTTTTATTTCTAGGATGTAGACCCTTGTATACGATTAATGCTTCACATAGTTTAGAAACAGGAGGAGTTTGCTCAACCACCCAGTCTGCAGTATTAAATATAGTTTTTTTAATTCTTTTTTGTTTTGTTTGTGCTCTGTTTTCAACCTCAACAGTTACTGTATGGTTTCCTTTAGTCAAAGGGAACTTAACAGTTTGTGGTGTCTCAGATCCAAAATGCTCTAAAGTTGTTTTACCACCTACAAATGAAGATCCAGAAAAATATCCACCTTGAAGAATAACTTTTCCATCAATTAATACTCTACCACCATTATCAACAGTTCCCTTCATTCCATAGAAACCATCATATGGAACCTCTACATTCCATGAATTAGTAAAAATAATACCCCCATGAGCAGACCCTTTTGTAGAGAGTGGTGGAACTGGAGATATCGCAAAACGATTCATAAATTTAGACCAAGTTTTTCTCCCATCTGGTGTAGAATGCGTGACAGGCCACCATTTCTTCTGTCCATCAGGGAATCTACTGGACCAAATAGGATTATTAGGACATCTGCCTGGTGCTCTAGGGATTGGTTCCTGGGGAATAGGTGGAAGTGGAGGATCAATTGTCAGGGCAACACCCATTGGATTTTGATTCCAACTTCTTCGCGATAAAACTTCTTGAACTACGGTGCTTGGAGATTTGATTTGAATCGCAATTGCCATAGGATTTCCTTTGGCAAGAGGTTTTCCTGGGATCTGCTCAAGTTCAACACGAATTCTATACTTACCCTTTTTAAAGAATCTAGTGTCTATACTTTTACCAGTGCTTGCACCCTGAGCAAATCCATTTTTTTCAATGATGACTTCATCACCACCCTTTCCTACATTTCTAAGTCCATTACCTATTCCTTTTCTTCCAACACCATCGCGATTACCGATGTATATTGTAGCACTATCATCAACCATAGTAGATATGGTATAGTTGCCATCAACAGGAAAATCAATACTCTCCCATCTTATAATGTGAATACCAGCATATGAGTCAGTTGAAGCATTTGGTTTTTTAGAATTTCTATTGACAACTTTATCAACTTTATTTTGTCTAGTAACGTATCTTGATTCTGACTCCTGTAATATTTTAACATTTGAAATTTTAAGCAATCCATTTTGATCATATCCATCATTAATATCATCATCAAATCCAACTGTGGTCTTATCAATAGGTTTAAACCCACTCGTTGGACTACCACCAATTACTTTAATAGGGTAAGTTTTACCGCCAGTAAAGGTGCCCGAACCTGTAATAGTTTCTTTTTCCTTACCAGATAAACGAGTTTGTCCTCTTCCTAAGTTTAACTCATTAATATCTCTTTGAAGTTTTAAATCATTATCATCAGTTTTAATTATAATCTCCTTAGAAAATACTCCTGACGTGAAGAGATTGTCATTGACTTTTAATTTAAAGTCAACTTTTATTCTGCCACCACCAGTAACCTTGAGAAATAATTCATCTCCATCTTTTACAATTGATGCTTTGGGTTTTGGTTGAGGTCTTTCAACCTTAACTTCTTCTCTCTCTACAGCAGTAGGATCAAAAGGTAGAACACCATATCTGTTTATAAAATTAGAGTCTCTACCAGCATTTGGATTTATTCTCCATAATTTTCTATCTGCCTTATTAATGTAATCAAGAGTGTTGAATACAACTTCGGGTTTATCTCCCGTAGTTCTTGTAGAGCGTTGTGATTTTGAATCACTTTTAGATTTATTTGCTTTAACTGTAATTGTATCAGTATCTCTTCCGGGTTTATCCTTTTTAATATTTCTATTTGATCCAAGCAGTCTATCACCTATTCTAATTCTTTCTACAGCAAGACCAAACTTGTCAGGATCATCATCCCATCTAAATCTTACTTTAATCTGCCCATCTTTATTGGTATCATAAATTAATCTTTTTCCATTACGAGAAAATCTTGCATTAACATCAGAACTGAGAATTTCAAGATGAGCATTAGGATCGTCCCCATCTTCATCATACAACTTTATTAGTAGACCATCTTTACTGACATCTATTTCTTTATTTACTGGACTTAGACCTCTATAATCAATCAACAATTCTTGATTCCCTGTTGATGCAGGCGGTGTCTTCTCTATCTTTTCAAACTGCGGTATGTTAAATACATCACATCTTATTTTATGGACACCTGCTTTAACATATTTCTTGAATACATCTGGTCCACCCTTGAATTTTCTAAATTGAAAAATTGATTGATTGTCTAGATAAACTTCACCGACATTATCTGCCATTGCCTTGAAGATATACTCACCATCGTAAGGAAAATCTTCTTGGTAAACAAATGAATATTGAATTCCTGCAAAATCACTACCAGGCACGTTTGAAGGTGGCACTGGAGAGATAGCATATGAATTCATAAAAGAGTCATCAATTTTTTTAACAACTTTTCTCTCTGCCCTAAATTGACTAGAGTCTTCAACTTGATAAGTTAAATCATAAGTGCTATGTCCATCTAGTTTTCTTCTATTATCTGTTTTAAACTTACCTACAGTTGCCTCAATCTGTAAATCATCATTATCATTGGCAGATGCCGTAAAGTCTGCAAATATTTTAGTGCCATCAGTGAACTTCTTATCAAGTTCTTTTGCATTTGCACCAAAATTTTTCAGTAATCCCTGCTCAACACCTTTGCCTCTAAATTCTCCCGATGCATTAACAGTATAAACTGAATTTGCTTTTACTTTTATTTTTACCTTTTGACCTTTAGCTTTATTTGGGAAACTATCTGCTTTAATTTTAAATCTATGATCACCATTCTTCTCAACAAAGGTGAACATTAAACCTCTGTCTTGACCACCAGCAGTAAAAACTTTAAACTCTACTTCTTTAAAGTTTTCTTTTTTGCTAGGGATTTTCTTTACTTCTCTTGAACCACCCCATGCCCAGTGCTGAACATCAAATTTAGATGTGCCTTTCTTATCATCACCAATTATTTCTATTGGTCTTGCTTTTCTTGTATTCCACCAACCATTTCTTAAAGAATTTAAAAATTGCTGGTAAGCAATAATTTCTCTTCTAATTGGGTCAACCTTTAAAGATGCATAAAGAGATGGATCCCACTCTCCTATATCTTCACCGTTAGCACCAACTCTTCTACCAAAATCTACAATTTCAGGAGCACAACTTGAGAAATCATATTCTTCAAAGTCATCTTCGTTTTCAAATGTTTGTAATGTTCCTACTTTACTAGGAGGACAGAGGCTTGCAATAGCAACAGCACCAGCACCTACACCATCTAGATCAACAATATCTACTTGAGGTGCATATCTATATCCATATCCACCATCTATCAAATCCACTGCAAGAAGTGAACCATCATTTCCAATGACTGGATTAGCAACCGCACCAACTCCACCACCACCATTAATGTAAACTCTAGGAACTCCAGGAGTTCCAGTGGCATCTGGTTTTAATGATCCATCTGGATTGTAAATATCTAATCCAAAAGTATTTTTACTACTATCATCACACCCACTTGTAGGTATGGTCTTTGGTAGAAGGTCATCAGGAGTAAGTTCGTTTACCTCATTAATATTAAGATATCTAATTAAATCTCTATTCTTAAAAATAAACTGAGTCCCAGGATTTAACTGAGCATACTTATTCGCATCATATCTATTAACACCATCAACGTATCCTCTATCCGTCGAGATATACCCGACTTTGATGTCGCAGATAGTAGCAGGACCAAAGAGGTTGAATGACATTATTGATTATACTTTGTCTTCATATTGAGTATTTATCACGATATATCTAATGCTCCAGAGACATCTTCGTCTGGAGCTCCAGGATCAAGATCGACACTAACTGTAGAGGAAGTAGATCCACTTGGAGCACGATCTTGCTGACCACTGGTAGGTTGAATATAACCAACATCTTCTTGACCTGCAGGAGTCTCAGTGCCATCATCTGCGACTGCTCTCTCAACTGCTGCTGGACTTGGAAGTTTAGCATCAGGTTGACCTGCACCACCACCCTGTAGTGTGTAGTAATCATCTACGGGACAATTTGGTTCAAGTTCACAACCAAAGATATTTAATTTGATATTTTCAAACCCAAATGCTGCAGTCAAACTACCGGAAATATCTGGAACTTTATTCATAATGCCATCTAATGCTCCACTAACATTAGCAAGTTGTTTTTGAATATCATCAAGAAAATTATCCATGTTAGTAATGATGGAATTATTTGCCTCTTCAATCTCTGGTTGAGCTGATTTGAAAACTTGTGCCGTAATATTTTCAGCGTAGCAAGCAGGAACTTTAGGTGCTAATCTTCTATAAAGTGCATCATCACCATTAGCACTCTCTGCTGCACGTTTTGCTTTATTTTCTAAATCATCCAATCCTAATGCCTTATTAAGAATACCCTTTAACAGTTCACTTAATTTTCCTGTAAGTTTATTATAAAGACAAAGTATTAACTCATTGAGAATTTTTTTCATATCAGCAAACTGATATCTCAAACTAGATGGCATTGCTGCAACAACTTTAGTCAATGCTTGATTTAATTTTTTAAGAACAAATTCCATCACTTTGTCCATCAAAGGTTTCATATATCTCGCAACTTCATTTGCTACATCATTTAAAACCTTACGAATATCATCGATTACATTTGATACTCTATCAATGTAACTTTGAAATGTGTTGATATATCCTTCTACTTTTTTTACAAGGTTATCAAGGGCAGTTTGAATTGCTTTTGAGTTTGATGTTGTGAAACTACAATTACTAAGGATAACACCTTTCTCTTGATACATGCTATGTCTTTTCGTATCACCTGCCGAAATGACTGTTACATCATCAACACCTTCAAGTGTAGGTCCTGGTTCAACTGGAGCAATTGGAGAGTTATTTTGTTTGCTTCGATTGCGAATACCCTGAGCAACCCTTTTCTTTTTCAGATCCTCATATTCAGGACTACCCTTCTCATATCCAAGTGCTTCTGCTTCAGCAATAGCACTTCGCATATCAGCAAACTGCTCTTTTGTAAGAGATTTGCTTGGATCTAATCCATAATTATTATTAGCAGATAGTCCTCCATCTTTTTGTGCTGTTTCTTTAATTTTATCAGCAACAACATCCTCTTTCTGCTTATCAACAGATTTTGGTTTTGTGACTCTTAGGTCATCATCAGGAACAACTGGATTTGGACCACCCTCAGCAGGGATGTTAGGTGGTGGATTTCTACCCTCAGCAACACCACTAGTAGCTAAAGGTCCAGGTGTATTATTGCTGACTCTATTATCACCAATCTTTGCAGACAGTGGAACTTGAACATTATGTCCAAGCACTCCCATGATGACTGGAATTTGTTGATCCTGCCCATCAAGGAAGAATCCAAACACCATCATACCCTGTCTAAGGTTTGAGGTGTGAGTAGCAGAGGTTTGACCACCACCACCCGTAACCGGATACATTATCTGTGCCCAAGGCAGTTGATCAGAATCAATAGATTCTTCACCCTGGTCATGAAGACCAATGATTCTTACTTTATATCTTCTACCCCAACCATCAGGTTTTTGCGTATCTTTATGTTTTCCCGGCAGAATATTATCTCTCCAGGTGGCATCGTCAGCAATCTGACCAATCCACCAAAGAAAACTTGATCCTAAAAATCCTGGGTTAAATAAAGATCCGCCTTCCATTAATCCTCATATACCAGACATTCGGGTTCCGAAGGATTTTGATCACAGAAAAGTTCTAAGTATGTGGGATCATGATGATCACCTGCCTCAATTTCTTTCTTGTGATGTTCTACATATTCTTCTAATTCATGTAGTTCTCCTTCAATATGACGACGTTGATTAGGAGAAATCATTGGATTGTCAAGGATTTCTTTGTCCTTTGCGATATGAGTTTCGATATTTTCCATTGGTTATTAGTGTTTTTTTGGTTTTCTACCAAACGATTCTCTAACAAGGTTCATCTTAGTTAAAGATTTGGTTGTAGTAATTAAATGACATAGGTCTGATATAATATATAGCCCTCCTTGTTGACGGTCAACTGTGTCATTTTTATTATCTTTTATTTCAGGAGTGTCAACAAAGATAGCATCACCTGCATGAAGTGAAAAGTCTGCAGGTATTGTAATTGTTATCTGCTGAGAGAATAACAGATTATATCTCATCATAGACTGATTATGTATCTTGGCAACCTCAAAGTTTTGATCTCCAGATTTTTCAATTTGTTGTTTTGAGTCACCTGTTGGCATTGTACCAGTGTCTAACACATAATAAGTTGTTCTTGAAAAATCCTCGGTTGCATCTGGATTTTTAAATTTATCATTTAATTCTGGAAGGTTTTTTCCACCTTTTTTATACGCAGAACTTTGCTCAAAATCTTTTGCCTTAAATTTTGATACTTCATAGTAAGTTGTAAAGGGATCGAACGTAACTATTCTATTACTATAAGCACCTATTTTATTTTTTTGAACGGCATCAATCCTATTATCACTATTCATCGTGAGTGCTTTACCATCATATGATTCTGGCACTGTCGTCCCTCTCGAATCAGGTGTTTCATTATATACAAAAGATTTTTTTGGTTTTTGATCTATAAGAGTGTCGATAGATTTAAAAAAGAATCCATTGTAAGTTTCAAAGAAAAAATATCCAGCACTCTCTCCTAACTTTTGTGTGGTATCTGATACTGCTTGAGTGGAAAATTTATTTAACCAGAAATAAGGATGTTTATTATTTGGAATTTTATTACAAGAGTTTGTAGTTGTTTCTATATCCAGTTTCTTTTTGGTGCCAAGACCTTTAAAGTTACCTTCAGTTAAAATACGATTTACAGAGTCAGATATCTTACCATCAAATCTACTAGTGAGATTGACTTTTGTATTCATTATATCTTCAGCAGATACAAGAGTCAATCCAACCATCTCCTTTCTAGTATCCTCAGATATTGGAGTTGATTTTTTTACATATAGTTCATTGTTTTTCTTTGTGCTAAAATCAAGAACATTTTTATTATTATCCTCAATCTTTAAAGAAACCATCTCCTCACCAACAATTGGAAGACCTGATCTAGCAGTCTTTCCATCGATAGTATCACCAGAGTCAGAGTACATCACAGTTGCTTTGACAGTATTATCCATGATACTCTCATAATATCTCAACTCAATAAATCCAAGCAAAAGACTTACACTTTTACCATCTTTATTTGAAGCAATTGTCAAATCTTTTATGAAACTTGCTTCTGCTGCTTTTCCTACGTTTGCTGTCATTTGATATTACCTCTACACTATTTAACCTTGGAACTCAAGGAATTCAAACGGATCATCAGAACTTGTAGCAGAAAATGATCCCATCATGGCAGGTTCGGGTTGCTGATAATTAGATTGTTGTTGGGGCATTGGAATTGGAATGTTGATCATTTGCTCTCCTCCCTCGTATGAAGCGCGTCTTTCAATCGATTTCATATTATACTTACCTCCGACATATCCACCGCCCTCATATGCTATGTGAACGTGATCATTATGATATGTTGGATCATTTCCTTCATGTATAAACTCAACCGGAGTTACTCCTTTCATTTTATTCCACTCGGAAATACCAGCAATAATCTTTGTTTGATCATCAGTACCAGTCATTCCTTCTCTACGAAATCTCTGAGGACCCCATCCACCGATGTCAATAGCACGATACCCTTGTTCTTTATAATGATAAGATCCATCAGTATGAACTGGTTTGACTCCACCATGCTCTGGGTGCTCAGTAACACCAGAACCCCATCTCAATCCCCTTTGATTAAGAAATCTTCCAAGTTCTCCTGAAAGTTTAGATCCTTCAGTTTGTTCTCTAGAACCTGATGATGTTGTCTGTACATCCGCCTGAGTTATAGAAGATTTAACAAGTTTGTCTGACGCTGCGGGTGCCGCAGAACCATCAGTCGCACCGCTTGTTGTAGATGCAATCTGTGATGGTGATTTTTGTTCTACATCTTTTCCTTGGAATTTTGCGACAATGGTGCCAAGGTCAGGTAGTTTAGATGCCATCGAATCTAAGTTAGATTTTAGACCTCCCAACCCTAAAGAGTTAATTGCTTTCTCCTCACCCTCTTGCAGAATAGGAACAAAGTCTCTGGCAAACATATATGCATCAATACCCAGGGATATACCAGGACCAGGAACAAAACCAAACAGACCTGAGATATCAAATCCAGCAGACATTAATTCAAGTAAAGCACCGAAGGTATCACCACCTGCAAGTCTATCATATGCAAAAAGTAAATTAAATAATCCACCTACAATTGGTAATGCTTTAGCACCAACTTTCTTTAATAATCCAGCAGCATCTCCAATTCCACTTACTCCTTTCTTCTTTAAAACTTGTAAGACATTATCAAATCCAGGTATCTTCTTCAAATTATCCATCAAAGCATTACCAATACTCTTTGCCTTATCAATAACTGGATCAAGAAAAGGTTTAAGTGGTTCAATAATTTTTTGAACGATAGCATTCTGTGCAGACTTTGCCATGTTTCCAATGGCACCTTTCACACTTTCCATGGCAGATCCAAACTTTCCTTTCAAGGTATTACCAAGACCAGCAACTCTATCAAATGCTGTTCTGGCACCCTTTGAAACATTATTATATTGTTTACCAAGAAAGTTTCCAAGTTTACCAAGGTTACCGCCAGAAATTTTATTAAGTCCGCCACCAATTGCCTTAAGACCACTTTTGCCTATATCAACAGCAGACTGTCCTGCTTTAGCAAGACCCTCACCTGCTTTTTGAAAACCTTCTCCAATTCTACCAAAGAAACCTTTGCCTTTAGGTTTGGGTTTTGGTTTTACTTTTGTCTTAGGTTTTGGTTTTACTTTTGGATCTTTCTGTGGTATAGCACCAGCAAGAAGAGAAATTGCAAGACCAACTGAGAAGACAGTATTTAATACCTTATTAAGTGTGCCCGAGAGATTGTCAAATTGTTCTTGTGCTCCCTCGCCAAAATTATCACCTACAGATTTTCTAAATCCATCATAAAAATCATACGCTTTATCAATAAAGGTTACTAAACCATCTAATATTTTACCACCAACATCTAAAACAAAATCACCTATCTTACCAAGCACTGGCAAGATGCCACTTTTTGCAAGAGTATCTGCAAAATCAATGAGTTTCATCACCAACATACCCATCAACACAGTGCCAATGAACTTAAAGATGCCATCAAGTAAACCAGTCTTGGGCATCTTCAAACCCTTTAGATTCTTGGGTTTTTTATCAATCTTTGGTTTTTCTAATTTTGTTTCTTGATCTGCCTTTCTATCATCACTTTCTTGTTTCTTTCTTTTTTTAATTTCCTCTCTTTTTGCAGCAAGAGTTCCTTTGTAAAACTCATCAATCTGTTTTACATTTGCTCTTATAGTCTCAAGTATACCAATAATTCCAGAACCTGTTCCTGTTTTTATATCAGGTGATTTTTTTACTGGAACAAGTGCAGAAGATGGAACAGATACAACCTTTGATTTAATTATTGCACCACCACCACTACCACCAGATCCACCTCCAGGTGCCATCATTTCTGGTTTTATTTTTTTCTTTTGTCCACCAATTGCTTTTTTAGCAGCACCCTTAACTAAACTACCTCCAACTGCTCTTGCTAGTAATGGTAATGCCATTATCTAACCACTCCTAAAATTTTAGATTTGTTAGGATCACCAAATCCAGCATCAAAATTAGGGAGATCCGATCCAGATGAATCACTAGAACCTTTACTACCAGATGAAGGTGTTGGAATCAAATTGATTAGTGGTTGCATCGGCATTGGTGGTCCAACCTGCGGAGTTTCTTTTGATCTCATTCCTATCTTAGCTGGAGTTGAATTACTATCTGTTTGTGCAACCAATCTATCAAGTTTTCCAGGACCACCAAGATTATTGACGGTATCAGCAGGCAACATATACTCGCCAGGTTGTGCCTTAATTAACTGTCGGTCAGCAGTAGCACCTTTTACATTTTGACCTGATGATTCTTTTACTTCACCACCACTTCTCTTCATGTCTGCCAGGACTGCTTCCCTCATTTCAGGAGGTAGAGCCATGACCCTCTTCATATTTTGTTCTTGACTGTTGCTGTCTACAACAGTTCCACCCATTGATTTAACAAAAGATTTGGGATCATTTATAGCGCCCTGTGCTTTATCAAACATCCCACCAAACATACTCTTTGCTCCTGAGAGCATATGATTCAATACACCTTT